TGGATTAAAAACTACGCTACGGATCTGGACAAGGAAGCCATGAAAAGCAAGCTGGACTGGGTTACCCGGGATGTGCAGGACGAACTGACCCTGCTGAGGCCGTATGCGGGCAGGGAGGCTTCCATAACCACGGGGGCTGTGGACGCTTCCATGGTTTCGCAGCACTATTCTTTCGTAATCTGCGACGATCTCATAAACAGGGAATATGTTAGGACACAGGAAATGGTGGAAAAATCCATTCTCTATTTCAAGGACGTCCTCGACCTCTTAGATGCAGACGGGAGGCTCTTGGTTATTGGTACACACTGGTCGCACATGGACTTATACCACTGGATTATAAACGAGTTTGGGCATAAAGCGACCTTCAGTGTACCCCGGGATATAGCGGATGGGCGTTTGAAAGACATTATGGAAACGTCAGAGAAGGACAAATCAGAGAAGGAGTGGCTGGTGTCCATTACGCCGACTACCATAGCAAATCCTGTGTTCCCTGAAGAGTATGACGCAAAGGTTTTGCAGGGTCTGCTGGAAGCTAAAGGACCTTACGAGTTCGGCTGCCAGTATCTGCTGGACCCGACGCCGACGGAGCACCAGAAGTTCAAGGAAGAGTGGCTGCGGACCATAGATGTGCTGCCGGAAGATAAGATAGCGCAGATGGATGTCTGTATCACGGTTGACCCTGCCATATCCACCAGCGACGAAGCAGACAACTCTGCAGTGGTGGTCTGCGGGTATGACGAGAACAACCGCATGTACCTGCTGGACGGGTTGAATGAGAAACTGACCGAGGACGAGCTGCCGGAAGCACTATTTAGTATGGCACGGGAATGGACCAGAAGGGCAAGGTTCGTGTTGCCTGTGGGGTTTGAGGCTGTGGGCTTTCAGCAGCTTTATATATACAATCTGGAACGCATGATGCTGGAGAGAGACTTCTTTTTCGCTATCGAGCCCATTAAAAGGGGCAACGCCAGCAAGGACGAACGTATACTTAGACTGGTTCCACGGCTCAAGAACGGGTTCTACATGCCCAGAAAGATACTAAAAGACAGCTACTCGGGCAGGGAGGCACCTTACGATCTTGTGCAGCGGTTGAAGTGGGAGCTGTTAAAGTTCCCCTTTGCCGGGAAGAAGGACCTTGCAGACACCATGGCAGATCAGCTGGAGATAGTTAAAGCGCACCGTCTGCCGCAGGAAGATTCCCCCGGTTCCTCGGAACCCAAGCGGGACTTCACGCACAGTTCGGTGCTGGAAGATAAAAGGCGAGACCGCAGGCAAAGGGCGTCACAGTACAGCGACGCCGTGAGGTCTATCTAAAGGAGGAGGTAGTTAGCTTGGCTTTTGTTCCCTGGGTGAGAAAAAAGGTGGATAACGTCAAGAACAAGAACCAGCGGGATGCCAACTCCCAGAAGGAGAACGAGTTGCTGGATCTGGCTATGGACCGCTGGGGTATAGCTACGGAACGCAAGGTGGATTTCAGGGGCACACCGCTGCACAACAAGTGGAAGCGCTACGACCAGATATATAGGAACAGGCAGTGGTTTGAGGCGGTGCCGGAGGGCAAGTCCACACCGGTGCTCAACCTGGTGCTGGCTATGGTACAGGCAGTGCTTCCACGGATAACGGACACGCACCCGGATTTCCTGATACTTCCCCGCAGGTCGGCAAACCACGCACGACTGGGGGACATGCTTACTTCCATTACGCAGTATCTGTGGTATCACAACCGTATGCAGGATCGTCAAATAGGTGAGGCTACCCTGCATATGCTGAAATACGGCACTTCTATTATCAAAACTATCTGGGACCCCACCATGTGGAACGGGTTGGGGGATGTGCGCTACAACGTGGTGCACCCCATGAACTTTTTCCCGGACCCACGGGCATACGAAGTTGACAACATGGACTACTGTTTTACTGCGGTTCCCAAGAGCTTGGAGTTTTACCTGAGGCGCTGGCCCGAGAAGGGGCACCTGGTTATACCGGATAACGATTGGGTGGCGACAGAGCAGCTCGAAGGCAGGGATCAGCCTTCCCGGGAAGAGCAGGCAGCACTGAAGGAGTACTGGTTCAGGGACGAGAATGGTAATCAGTGCGTCATGTATTATGCCGGGCACCTGGTGCTCGATATTTTGGGAGGGGAATTGGACAAGACCATGCCGGGTGACAATCCCGTTTACCAGCACAACCGTTTCCCCTTCGCCAAGTATGTGGACTATGCAGGAGACAAGGAGTTCTGGGGCTTCGGGGAGATAGAGCTGGCAGATATACTGCAGCAGCTTATAAACAACTTCGAGGCGCAAATTATTGACAACACCCGTCTGATGGGCAACGCACAGTGGGTAGTAAACAAGGCACTCTCCGGACTCAAGGAAGAGGACGCCTGGATACTGGATAACCAACCCGGGAGGGCTATCTTTACACATAATGATGGGATTAGAAAGGAACCCGGAACACCTATACCGCCACATATACCGGAGCACCTGGAAAGGCTCATCTTTCTTATGGAGCAGATTTTGGGTATCCACGACGTGGTGCAGGGCAGGCAGCCTTCTGGGGTGAGGGCGGCTTCGGCTATCATAGCACTGCAGGAAGCAGCCAATATCAGGGTCAGGCAGAAGTCGAGGCACCTGCAGGCGGCACTGCGGGAAGTAGTGGAGCAGTCCATTTCTCTGGTGCTGGAGAACTACGAAGAGCCACGGCAGATGAGGCTGTCCGGGGAGGTAGTACCTTCCACACTCGACGTCAGAGAAGCACTCGACACCGATATCGAGGAAAGGGCTCGTGCTGCCGGTGAACTGGAAGTAGACCAGGAGGGCCTCCCCATGGAGGGGGAAATAGACAGGCTCCGGGAGGAAATAGCTTTCCCCGAGTTCGATGTGGAAGTGAAGGTAGGACCGAGCCTGCCTTACTCGCAGGCACTGCTGTACGAGCAGTCCAAGGAGTTCTACCAGTTGGGTATCATAGACAGGCAGGCTGTTTTAGAAGCCACGAACTTTCCCGACAGGGAAAGAATCCTTAATAGAATAGACCAAGCGCAGCAGGAAGCTGCGGGAGGTCAGGAAGAAGAAAGAGCAGGAGAACGGGCATTTTAAGCAGGAGGAGGTGAGAGGATGTCCTGGCCCACAGTAAGCAAGGGTATTTTTTACCCGGGTTACAACAAGGGCAAGCAGCAGGGTAAGGCTCCGGGAGAGCGTTCCATGCAGACGGTTTCTCCGTCTTCGCACAACCCCATGTCCAAGGAGTCTGCGAGGCTGAACCCCGCCTCTAACCCGCTGACCAAGGAGTCCATGCGGAAGCCTTTCAGCGGCGGGTCGAAAAAGAAGTAGTCCGACTGACGAGTCGTAAAAAGCGGATATGCCTGACGAGGCCATAATACGGGGGGTCGTACGGACCCAATAAAAAACGGAGGTATCGAAAAATGTTAGAAGAAAGGCGCATTAACCTGCAACTGTTCGCAGAGGAAGAGGAAGAAGAAGAGACTACCGGATTAGAGGGCGAAGAAGAGGAAGAGGAAGTTTCTGGTGAGGCCGGAGGACAAGAGGAGAGCGGCCAGGAATACCTCACCAAAACCGAAGCAAGCCAGGCGGTAGAAACCAGGCTGGCGCGTGAGAGGAAAAAGATAGCCAAGATGTTCGGTGTGAGCCGTTTGGAAGACGCCGCGCCCTACCTGCAGGCGGGTCAGGCTGTGACGAAGGCTTCCGGTTTAAAACCCAACGAGGTGGTGCAGAGATTGTCAGGACAACAGCAGCAACAGCAACAACATTACGGCAGATACGGGCAGCAGGCGCACCAACCGCAACCACAGCAAATCCCTAATGCCACTGAGCAGAAGCTGGAAAAAATTGAGACCATGCTGGAGTCCGAGAGGGAGGAAAAGGTTCGTTCCACCCAGGAAGCTGAAGCCAGAAAAGAATTTGGCGACCTCTACGACAGCTACAGGGAAGATATCGAGGATAAGGCCGATGACACTGGCCTGAACCTCATAGACGCAGCTACCATAGTGCTGAGGCCAAAACTGAAGGAGCACCTGGCCAATCAACAGCAGGAAAAGCAGCGTCTGAAAGGTAAGCGTAAGGTAGAAGGGTCAAACGAGCCTCCCGCAGGGGAGTCGGGTTCAGATTTTGGTGCTAAGCTGAACTCCAGCCAGAAGCGGGTTGCGCAGAGGATGAACATGAGTTATAAGGATTACTACACCCAGCTCAAAGAGCTCGGTAGAATCGAATAACAGCGAGGTGAAAACGGATGATTCAAATAGTTTATAATATTTTAACCGGTGCACCCCCGGTAGCCGCTCCGCTGGATAATTCCAATGTCCACGCAGAGGGAGACGATATCGAGGAGGGTGTGGTTATCAAGGTGGATGCCTCTGGTGCGGCTGGGGATACTGGAAAGGCTGCCAAAGCCACTGATACCGGTGCTGACGCAGTTGGTGTAACTGTGGCTAAGGCCGAGCAGAATGACCTGGTGAGGTTCCAGTGGCTCAAGCCCGGGGACGTTCTGAGGGGCACAGCTGCAGCGGAGCTACAGGTCGGGGATGACTGCAAGTTTAACTCCGATTTGGACGGTTTCGACGACGGAACCGGCAGTACCGTGAAGGTGATTAGAACCGAGGAAGACGCTGACGGGGACCACAAGATTGTGTATGGTATCCTGACAGCGGCTGCCTTGTATTAAAAAATACGGTAAAATAAGGTGAGGTGACAATAAATGGTAACGGCACGAAGAGAACATTTTGGGTTTTTACTGGAGCCCGGTCTTCGTAAGATATTCTACGAAACCTACGACCAGATACCCACGATGATACCGGAGTTGTTCAACGAGCAGACTACCGCTAATCCCAACGAGACAGACGTATCTATCGGGACGATGGGCGAGTTCCCCGAGTTCACAGGCACTATAGACTACGACAGGCCCTACCAGGGTTACAAGCAGATATACGAATTTCCGGAGTTTGCCAAGGGGTTCCGTATCGAGCGTAAGGCTTTCGACGACGACCGCTACGGAGAGATCAACAAGCAGCCTGCGGGACTGGCTATATCGGCACAGCGCAAGAAAGAGCAGGACGGGGCAAACATTTTCAATAACGCTTTTGATACTGATTACGAGGGTCCCGATGGGAAACCCCTCTGCGCTACAGACCACCCCAGCCCTGATCCTGATATGGGAGACCGCAGCAATAAGGGGACGCTGGAACTTAACCATGCCAACCTGCAGACCACCAAGAATCTGATGAGGCAGACCCTGGACGATCGAGGCGGAAAGATTTCGGTTGTCCCTGACACCCTGCTGGTTCCTGTGGCTCTGGAAGAGACCGGATGGCAACTTATTGAGTCGGCTAAAAAAATTGACACTGCCGAGAACAACCCGAACATTCACTACGGCAAGTACAAGCTGATCGTATGGGATTACCTGGACAGCGACGACAACTGGTTCCTGATTGACTCCCGCTACGCCGCGCTGTTCCTGAACTGGTTCAACCGTGTGCCTCTGGAATTTGCCATGGAGGAAGATTTTGATACTCTGGTGGCAAAATTCCGGGGTTACATGAGGTTTGCGGCTGGCTGGAGCGATTGGATTTGGATTTACGGAAATGAGCCTGTATAAGGGTAATTCACATTATGTAAGGGTGATTAGAGAGGGGAGTGCCCTTGTGGGTGGCTACCTCCCGGCTGCTCCCCTCTTAAAACAAAGGAGGATTTAAAATGGGAAAGACAAGATTCAGGGAAAGTGAGCTTTACGCAAGGGATTTTGGGCTTATTGACAGTTCGGGCAATCTGCTGCCTTTTAACCTGCAGCACGTTTTACCCGGGGGAAGGCTAACCTTCAATGTCCGCAAGAAGTTTACCCGTTCCGAGGTTAATGCCGGTGCTGTGGTTATTCCCGGCGACGATAGCTATAAGATACGCCTGGTGGACCTCGCGTTGGCCACAGAAGGCGGTGCTCCCGGAACAGAGAATATTACCATCGAGAGCACGCAGAGTGCCTCTGGGGTTGCTCTTGCTACGTTTGCACACGGTGATCTCGGCGATAACGACTACGCTACCCTTTTGGATGGAACCACCACCCTTCTCAACGCGGGGGCTTCTCTGGAGGAAAATGACGCAGGAGCAGACGTGACCATCGAGTCTGCCGGAGTTACTACAGTGGACCATATCCATGTAGTTGCGACTTACGCGTTAGAACCTGCATAATTGAGTGTGGAGCCTCAGCTGCCCTGACTCCTTGGGGCAGCTGAGACTACTACTCGAAGCACTCAAGAAAGGAGAATGAAAAATGACTCAGAGTATTCTGGTAAAGATGGAGGATAAAAATTTCAAGTTTTTACGCCACACGGAGGTCAAAGAGGTAGTCATAGCCAACGGTGGGACAGTATCCGGGGAAGTAGACCTTGAGGATTACACTGCGGTGGCTGTAATGATGCCCGCTGCTTTTACAGGAACTGCCATAACTTTTCAAGCCTCGGACGTTTCGGGTGGAACCTTCTATGAGGTAACAGATGGTGCTGGGGCCGCAGTATCCGTTGTAGTATCTAACGAAGAGATTATCAGTATAACGGAGGCCAAGAAAGAGGCACTTGCCCCTCTGCGCTTCATAAAATTAGTGTCTGGAAGTACCGAAGGGGCCGAGAGAACTCTGAAGCTGCTGCTGAAGAGGTAATTGGAGGTGCTTTTTTGTCTGAAGGAAAGTATGTAACCCACGAGGAAATGGAGAAGATGAAGGTGCAGCTGGAAAAAGATTTACTGAAGGCTGTCAGCGAACAGGAAAAAGACCTCATTACAGCAGCAAAGCAACTGGAAAAAAACCTACTCACTAAAAAGGAATTTTACGAATATATGGATGCCCTGAAAGACCGCTGGAGGGATAACGGAAAAGCCGTCACACCACAGAGTCCAGTAAGTGAATCAATATCTCGTGAAGCATGGTTTAATAATGACGTGAAACAAAGCATTATCAAGCTGTTAATTGGTGCTCTACTTGCTTTGGCTGGTGTGGGGGCAGGTATAGCTGCCGCAATGGGGATATTACAGTAAGAAGGGGGTGGCAGGATGAAAACCATCGTTATAGACCCAGGACACGGCGGCGCAGATCCCGGAGCTACAGGCAATGGGCTTATAGAAAAGCACGTGGTTTTAGAATTAGCACTCGCACTAAAAGATAGGCTCAAGGACTATGATGCGAAGATACTCTTAA